ACCATCATACAAATCAGTACAGACTTCGCAGTCTGCCCTGTCTGGATTGGTGGACCATTCGGCCCACCTAATCAATTTTTTTCCGCTTCCTCCTTGTCGGCCTCGGTCTTCTCGGCCAACTTTTCGGCATCTGCCAGCACTTCATCGATCAGATCGGTCTCGTACTGATAGACGAGCTCCTTCATCTTAGGAACACAAGGAATCGGCTCGCCTTTCTCATTCTCAATTCCTTCCCAATCCTTGATCACCTTGCTGAGTTTCCAAACCTTGTATCCATAGGCATCAAAGGACTCGAAGCGTTGCCCCTTGTCCCACTCCCGCTTGGTGTTTTTCGTAATGCCGTCATTGATTTCTTTCGGAGTCAGGGGCGAGACCAGGAACCTCGCGGTCTCTCCATCCCGGCTCTTTTCGATCCACTCTTCGTTCTTCTGTGTTCTTAACTTCATGCTCTACCCTCGCTTTTATACAGTTTTCGCACGGCCTCACACGCATGCTTTTTCTATTCATGTAAGCCATCAGCGGATGGCCGCAGTTATGGCAGTAGACATCGACATGCACAATCACATACATCGTCGTGCCCGAGGCCGTGCAATCAATTGCACTACTCAAATCTCAGTTCGATGGAGTCCTCCCCATCGGTCCCGAGAACACGTATACTCATGTTCAGTGCAACAGCCGGTGTTTCAAAAGCAACCGTGGGGACGGAGAGCCGACAGCGCTTCATGTAGATCGCCATCTTGCTGCCGCCGGTGTTGCCGAACACCAGTTCAATCGGTACTTCGTTGCCCTGATACCCATCGTAGAAGTATTTCCCATCCTCCTTTCGAAAGTAGACATTCAGGGTACTCGAGAGATCCCTCTTGTCTTCAAGATAGTCTTCCGGATGTTCGGTCCCGACCTCATCTCTGAGGTACTGTTTGGGCACGTTGAACGTCCAATCGTTGGCCCTGAACTTGCCGGCAACGCCGTCGATCTCAACCGCCGTATGACGACTCTCAACCGGGGTGCCGATCACGGAAGCCGTGGGCAGAAACCCCTTGATCACATCACCGTCACTCCAACCCCCGACGGGCAAAGCAGTCCCGAGAGTCAGGGTTTCAGTCGTGTAGTCAATGGCCGTGATCTCGTAGCCGGCTCCGGAATTGTCGTCCTCTGCGGTGACATTCCAGATATAGGCCCCGACTTTGTACCTCTTGGCATCTGCCACAACGATGTCATTCTGTTCCCCGGCAGCAGCACCATCAAGGGCATCCGTGCCGGCCCAGATCATTGTCATGCCCTGCCCGGAAAAATTCAGCGTCACGGCGCCTTCATTGTTCACGCCCAAAGACAGGCTTGTCACAGAACACCCGGCCATTGCCTGCACGAAATGGTCCGTCTCAATCCAAAGCGAGAAGGACGGGGACGTGGTCAACTGCCTGTAATATACGCTCTTGAGGTCAACCGCCGCTTCCTCACTATGGGAAGCAGGGGTCGTCCCGGCGTAGCCTCTGACGCAATCCGCAAATGTCAGTGTGGTCGTTCCACTCACACTTCCGTAATAGATCAGCTCGGTGTCGATCTCCACAACACCGCGCTCGGGCCATTCGTCACCTGTCAACCCATCAATCGAAAAGGTATCCACCGTGTCGTCGATCCCGCCAGTGTCGGAAAGATCGCCAGAAGCGGCCCCATTCTTCTTGCCCTGAAAGGACTGAAAGAGCGCATCTCCCTGAGGCACATTCCCTACCGTCCCGGAGGGCCTGCAATACATTGGGAGGCTCCACTCCCCCGCAGGCATGGCATTCTGGAAGGTGTCGAGACTGTCCAGGGTATCAGCCAGCTCGTCGCTTTCCGAGAATTCGGGGACCTGATTCATGACCCCGTTTCCAGCAGGTCGAATGAAGTCCGTGGCCGCAGGAAATTCAAGCGTACCCTTCGTGGTCTCCAGAACTGCAAAGATCCTTTGCTTTCTTGCAATACCTATATCACTCATCGTTTACTCTCCTACAAATGTATTGAAATTTACACTCACCTGGACGTGATACCAATTTTCTTCATCCCCCAGGTCTATCGTACTCGGTTCGCCGAAAAGTACACCGTTTAAATCCTTCCGTCTGAACAGGCCTTCTAGCTGATTTGCGTAAGTAAAAAATTGCTTCGTGCCCACATCCCGCGGTCCAAAAACATCAATCATCAGCACACCTGAGCGAAGCCCAACACCGTTCTCTCCAAGCTCCCCTTCTATTACCTCACCTGGAAGGATCGTCGCCCGAATCCAGTAATCGTCAATCGGCGGATCGAATGCCCTATTCTGGAGCGCCATCCCCGTCGCCGACCAATTCGTGTCAAGGTACACGTGAATTTCTTTTCTGATCTCTTCCGGTGTCATCACTCAATCAGCCTTCGCCTACTCAACGCTCTCTTTAATCTCGCCTGGACAGAAGCAAGGGTAATAGCGTAAATGCCGTGCGGCGCCCTTGAACTCCAGCCGTGCTCAAGCTTCCTTGCATAAAGCACGTTATTTATGATCCAGATAACACCGTGCCGAACCTTCCACTTCCAATTTTTGTACCGCCTTTCCTGATACGCCTTTGCCTGTCTACTCCTGGCTTCCCGGGACCCGCCAGAGAATTTGCCCTTAAACACGCCGACATCAGCTCCCGGCTCCTCTCCGGTGTCCAGGGTATTACTCGCCTTGTACTTCCCTGTCAGCACCGGGCTGTTATCCACGATCTTGAAAAAGACCTCCTTACTTACCTCAGTGATTGTCTCCTCTATCTCTTTATCTACCGCATCGACGTAGCGCATCAAGGTTCTGTCGAACTCTTTCGAGCTCGCGTCCATGTGTTCAAATTTCTGTCCAGCCATCACTAAACACCCGTCGCATCAAATTGGTGAGCTGCACGTCAGAAAGCGCAGCGTACATCTCCTTCTCCATCCTTAGAATCGGAGTTTCCTTCTTGTCGTCGAATAAGTGATGAAGCAATTCATGAAGCGTCAAAGCAACAATCCCTCCGCGCACTTTACTGTCCGGATTCAAAGTGACCATACCACCGGAGCCCTCAGGCTCATACCATGCGGGGTCTTCGATGCCCCTTCGCAGCCGAAATCGCAGTTCTGGGTTCTCACGGAGCTCCTTATACATCCTCCGCAGGATTCTTGTCGCTTCCCTCTTTTCCATTCATCGTTATCTCAAGTGAAGCTTGTAAACAAGCACAGTACCGCCTGGCAGTATTGGCTTCGCATCCAACACATTCCATTCTTCGCTGTCGTAAATCACAGAGACTTTGTCTTGCTTGTCAAGCCGAGGAAGGGTATCCGAGATAGGAACAAAGAGTTGTTTGTCTTTTGGCAGGACTAAGGAACCGTCAATGCTTGACCGATGGAAATTGGAAATTAGAGCCTTGACGGTATAGTCGTTTGTCGTGTCACTGTACGTATCGTTTACCGGATCATAATCCCCCCGGGAAGCGCAGCGGATCGTAACCTCCACGCCGAACTCGTTGATCTTTTCGAGTATTGTCGCTTTAACTTTGTCATACAGCGTCATCTCATTCCCCGGAGATTACAGAAGCGTCATACGCAAACTGGTTATGTACCGGCCCAAATAGAATCGGACAATCGACATAGAGTCAAACTTGTACTTCTCAAACAACCCGCCCTTGGCGACCTCTTTCATAGTCTCCTTGAATCGAATGCCTTCGATGCTGAAATCTGTCGTCATCTCAGTGCCCGTCTCAAAGGGGCCTATGGTAAACAAGTAAGAATGCACCACCTGATAAGCGATTTCAATTTGCGCCCACTTCACTTCGTCCGGAATGCCCGGATAGTCCGCTTCTTCCATTCCTAAAAGATCCGCATAGTCAGTGAGATCTGTCCACGTGTCAAAGCTGTTCTCAAGCGGATTGTCGTCGTCTACGTACAGGTCCTCTCCTGGAAAGATCCTGGGCCATTTCAGGGCTTGAGCCTTCGTAGCAGACACGCCCCTAAAAGGGATGGCAGTGTCGAGGATCTGAGCCGCCAGCTTCAATCTTTGCTCTTTCTGCGTGTCGCTCAAGGCATCCCAATCGGACGTATCAAACCTGTCCGTTATACCTGCAAGATAGGTATCAGCCTCAGCGACAGTACAGTAGCTATCCGCACTCGGGCTGGCGACTTCCGTGTTAAGAGCCATAGTGGTGCATCCTTACTTGGTATCTTTATGCAATCAATTGCACTGGCCTATGAAGCCAAAGCCTCAATCTTCTCGAACAAGGTTTTCGCGTCTGCGAAAGTCACTTTGCCGGTCAGATCGGTCGTCCCGGGCACAATGTCGGACGTATGTGTCAGAACCACTGTCCCGAGCACGGCGTGGTCAGCCGCCACCGCAGGAAGGGCGGCCAGGGCCAACTCAGCCGACCCATACCCGGGATCGTTATCCGGGGCCTCAACAATGTCCACAGTCAAATCGGCACCGACCTCGAGCCTCCACGCACCGTATTTGTTCGCCGGGATGGTAGCTGCACCTGTCGGATCCACACCGGAGGCATTCGCAGCCAAGATGTACCCGACACTGCCAATAAGAATGTCCGCTTCATTGTGCGCCACGTGGGTATTGGTCGAGCCGACAGCAAGACCGGCGTCGTGCAGGATCTCGTCGCTTGCGAACAAGTCCAACGCCTGGAGGACTTTGCTGAGCATGTCCTTCAAACCATGAGGGCCTTGATCGGTCACGAAAGAGGCACCGGAACCGAAGTTCGCCTTCAGTTTAGCAATAAAACTCATATCGTTATACCTCCGCTAAGTTCTTTTTTGAGTTACCGTGACTCGCCGCTTGGTACTAGCCGGCGTCTCGATCAAGCCACACGACCATAAGCTTCTTGCTCGAGAGGTCCAGGTCCGTGTCCAGAGTATCGTCGTCGGAAATAACCACACTGGAATCCGGGGTACTGGTACCGTTGTGGAAAGCAACCTCCGCAGAGCTCGTACCGTTCACGTCGATGACCTGCACAAGAAGGTCATCCGTTGTGATACCGGCCAAAGTCATATTGCCAGCGTTGGCACCGTCAATGACATTCACTTTCACTCTTTCTTCGGGATTTCTTGAGCTCATATCTCACACTCCTCTTGTAGTCAAAAGTTTATTGGATAAGGGACGCCCACACAAGGAGCGCCCCCGTTGATGCTATCCTAACAGGATCAGCTATTGACAGTCAAACCAGTCCCGAGAACACATGCTTCCTCTTCCTCGATCTGAATCGCAACCCGAAGAGTCAGCACGATGATGTAAACCCGAGCCCTGATGTCTTTGTCGGTCTCGATCATGATGTCCCTCTGGATACCCCAAATGAGGTTCTGAGGGTTGGTCAGGAGGATCTTGCTCTCAGGCATCATGGAAGCCGGGATCACAGGCACGCCGTAAGCCGCTACTCTGCGATCACCTTCAACGAGAGAGTCGCCCATGTTCCCCTGACGGTCGGCCAAGGTATCACGGTAATCAATCTCGTTCTGATGCGAAGAGAAGAAACGGAACGCAGCCTTGTTCCGGAAATACTTGGGCGGCATGGTCTTCACGAGAGACTTGAACACGGCCTTGTCGATCACTTCCGCATTGGAAAGGCCAACGGTGTGCGTGGTCACTCGTTTGAGGACGCCCTCCGTAAGGGCCAGATATTCATCGGCGCTGGACGTATCGGCCAGGAGAAAGTATTCCTCAAGGTCGATAGCGGTACGAGCCGCCATTTGCGCCATGATGGTATCCTCGAGATTGTCCTTCTCGATGTTGTCTTCCAGAACATCGTAAGGAATATTCACTTCGGCGATCAGCTCGTCGGTGACAAGCTCGATCTTGCCGGTCGTGGGAGCCGCCCTCTTGCTGGCCTCAAGAGCAACGCCAGATGCAGTGGCCTTCCGGAGAATCCGGGAGCCGAACCCGATCTTTTCGATGTAGCGCTTCGGACCACCCATCGTAACTCGACGGGCGGGCTTCAGCACCGTGGGCTGGTCCTGCACCATTTGGATGAAGCGGTTGGACTGTTCGGGATTCAGATACCCGCCGTTGCTGATAAGATCCTGAACCGCAATGTCCGCTTTCCTTGCCAATTCTCTTTGATTCATTTTTTAACCTCCGTATCGTCTAACCGTTACAGGTCGTCGTCTAACCTCCACGGCCTTTGTTTATTTGAAAAGAGTTCCGCTAAACGTACCTTTCTCGCTCTTTTCGGTTTTCTTCGCAGGCTCAGACTCATCGTCGGCCCGGCTCTGAATCACCATCGGAATGCTTTTTTCGACCTTCTCAATCCGGTCGGCGACAGCCTTGCTTTCTTTCGTAGCATTCTCAATCATCTCCTTGAGGGGAGCGAGAGCGTCATTGATCGCCGCTGCGACTTCCTCTTTCACGGAAGGAGCGTCGTCTTCTTTGGGAGCGTCCTCTTTGGGAGCATCCTCTTTCTCAGAAGGCCCGTCGGATTTTTCCTCTTTCTCATCCGCCTCTTTGCCTTCCTCAGCCGGAGCCTCTTTGTCTTCTTTCGGGCTGTCTTCCTTGGGCTCGTCGGTCTTTTCTTCCTTTTCGGCCTTTTCAGCAGGCTCGTCTTCTTTTTCTTCCTCTTTCTTCTCAAGAGAGATTTCCAGCTTGTCCTCCTTGGTCACAGCAAGCACTTCCTCCAGGAAGGATTGGAAATTGCCAAGAACCATCTTGACGGCTTTCAGCTTCGCCTTCGGCTCGCCCTTCTCCTGGGCCAGGATACCGGCCACAGCATTCTCCAGTTTCCAGATCTCGTCCATCACGGCCTCAGAGAATTGATTCTTCATGGCCTCCTGGTCTTCAGCAGGAGCATCCACCTCAATCGCTTCGACCTTCTTGCTCCTTTTGAACAGCTTGGGCATAAGACCTTCGTCTTCCTTGGCAACCGCCTGCAACCCCCGGATCCCTTTCTCCTCGTCCAGAACCACCAGCTCGTAGCTGTCTTCCTTGAAGACCTCCCGAGGCATCTGTTCGTAAGACACAAATTTTCCCCTCTCGGCCTTGGTGTCAAATTTCACACGATCTGCCAACTCTTCCCCAAGAACCCCCTTGATCGTATCTTCGGAAGTCTCCGCAGGGGCAATGATGCTTTGCAGTATCTTCATCGTACCTCTCCTTTGTTTGTCTTGAATTTTCACAACCCTAAATGGGATCTGATTCGCACCGCGGCTTACAAGGGAGACAAAATGGGCTTCCGGGTCCACCATGAAGACAACGTCCCGCTCCTCCTGGTCATGTTCAGGAGCTTGGTCTTTCTGCGTGTCTTCCTTCTGTGCATCTTCCCACCGACCATGACAAACAGCCGACCTTTGACTTTCATCAGGAAATTCATTCATGGCGTTCTCGTCTCCCATACAGCGGTCATGAAATTCCTCTTCTTCTTCGTCAGCTCTTGGCTCCGGAAGGGGCATTTCATCTACTCCACAAAAAAGCGGTGATTGTGACCCATCTCGTATTCAGTGACTACCGTGCCTTTGATAAT